ATGGTGGAAAAAGATGTAGAAATGTTTCTGGAGGCGTGCGAGTTAAAGGGACTGAGCATGAAGACGATTGGAAGCTACGAACAGACGTTGAGGTTGTTCATGCAACATTTGTACAAAAATGGAATTGAGCGCACGGAAAATGTTACGCATCTGACGATTCAGGGATACATTCAGGAGATTCGGAGGCGGGGAAAGTATACCGCTGTGACGAATCAGGATGCCAGAAATTATCCGGAAAACCGTCCGGACTACGGAAAACAAGTCTCAGATGTGACGATCAACAACTACCTGCGGAATCTCAGAGTGTTTTTTAACTGGTGCGTCGATGAGGATATTCTTCGGAAATCGCCGATCAAACGTGGCGACTTTACGAAGACAGATCACAAGCCGCTGGAATTTATCTCAGATGACGACTTCAAACGGCTGTTGAGAGCGCTGGATATTTCCAAATTTAGTGAGTACAGGGACTTTGTGATTGTTCAGCTGCTTCTGGACACCGGTATGAGAATCAGCGAATGTCTGATGATCAAAGTCAATGACCTGAATTTGGTAAAACGGTTCATCTGGCTACCTGCGAAAAACACGAAAGGAAAACGAGGCAGGTCGGTATTCTTTTCAGAGAAGATGGCAGGGCAGATTCGGAAGTGGATCAAGTACAAAGACCGCTACCGTGACAGCGACTTTTTATTTTGTACAAACAAGGGGAAGCCACTACAGGCAAATAATTTTGAAGCCAACGTCCGAAAGTACGCTAAGAGAGTTGGTTTGAAGAACGTTCATCCGCATGTGTTCCGGAACAACTTTGCAAAACGGTTCCTGATGAATGGCGGAGATATTTACACCCTGAGCCGGATTCTGGGGCACAGCAGCGTGACCGTGACAGAACAGGCTTATCTTGACCTGACACAGGAGGATCTGGCAGAGCTGTACCGCAGGCACAGTCCTCTGAAAAACATGAGATAACGCTGAAAAGCTCGGATTTTCCGGGCTTTTTCTTTTATGAATTCTATTCTAGATTAAACGATAGATTTCAAAATGGGCAACGCTTCACCCAGAATAAAATAAAACAGGACGCAGACGACAGTTTTTTCCAGTAGTATTCCTTTGAACTCAGCGTGGGCTGAGAAATAGTGCAAAGGAGTCTACTTTATGAAAATCTGTAACGAAATCATGCGGGGCGAACGGGCGGAGCTATCGAAAAAGAATCCTTATTATATTTCAAAGCATCGGTATTACGAACTGAAACATTTTTGTCGACAATACGACGAATGGAAGCGCGCATTGGTACGCATCGACGGATGGAAAGCGTTTCCGGAAAGCACGGGAGCAATCGTCAATGCAACACCCTCGAACCCGACAGAGCAAATGGCGATGGCACGAGCATTCTATTCAAGTAGGGTCGATCTGCTGGAGCACTGCCTGGGCGAACTGGAACCAGCAATCGCACCTTATATTCTGCGCGGCGTGACAGAAGGACATTCCTATGAAGCCCTCCGGATCAAGGGGTGCCCATGCTGCAAGGATACTTACTACAATAACTATCGCAAATTCTTCTGGATCCTCAGCCGGGAGCGGGCATGACGCGAAAAATTCAGGCTCCTTTATGGACGAAAGTTCACGAAAATTTGATTATGTAAAGGAGATTTTACTATGTTTAAGGCAAAAAAGACTATTATGTACATTGACGTGAAGGGTGTTGACGATATGACTGATCGTCGCGATCTTATGAGAGAAGTCATCCGCAGAAACTGCGATGTTGACAGTCGAATCATTGATTCACTGGTAGACAAGCTGGGAAGCTGTGGTGATAAGGATCATAAGAAATGCGAGTATCAGCTCAGGCTCGAAAACTATGACCTGGGCGGCATTGCACGAGACTTTGAGCTGCTGAAGAAAGCAGGAATCATCGAGCATGTAACCAAACCGACGAACTACATCGTTTTATAAAGGCGAGAGCCGTGGAGAAATCTGCGGCTTTTTCTTTTTATCTGGACGCGAAAAATACAGCCGCCTTTATGAAAGGTGGTATGTTAATATGTTTAACTTGATTATCTGGATTTTGATCGTTGTGATTCTGGTCAGGCTGGCAAAGCTGATCGGAGCAAAGACAAACGAGGTGAAAAGCAGAACAAAGAAGAAACACTGATCAAAATGGAGCTTGTGGAAACACAGGCTCTTATTTTTTACGCAGACGCGAAAAATACATGCTGCATTATGGAAAGGAATGGAATAGTAAATGGCGAGCCTACGGGTGGAGACGGAAGTTTAGAAATCGCCGCCGTTAATGCTAACGGAGGATGTAACTAGCATGTGGCTATGAGTAAATCATGGCGTTTCCTTTTTTGCACAGGCGCGAAAATTTCACCTTCTATTATGGAAAGAAATAAACAATTTTAGGAGGTATTTACTATGCTGGAGAATATTGTGAAGGGCTTTGAGGAAATGATGAACTCTATTATGGCCGCATTTAACGAGTCGTATAACGACAAGTATGCAGGCTGGAATGAGGGCGAAGAACTCCTCATGCTGAACGATGTTCGGTGTGGTATCCGCTGATGGATTCTGACCGGAAAACGGGCGTATGGAAACATGCGCTCTTTTCTTTTTTCTATTTTAGAATAGGCCGTAACGAAGCAACGCGAAATTTTCCCTGTGCTTTATGGAAGGATGTCTTCCGAATATGAATAAAGGAGATTGAAACTATGGGCTACCGAGTAAAAACAAATTACGACAGAGGCTATGTGAACGCAATGGACAAGGTCCGCGTGTTTATCGAAAGCAATCAGAAAGTGATGTTCGTGAATACGGACGAGTACAAGAATGCTAGGAATGCACGTTCGGCTTATGCCAATGCAATCGCGTTGCTTCGTGCGAACGGAATTGTGAGAGCAACTCGAAGCAGAAATGACCTGTTTCTGATTCGCAACGACATCTAAGGCGTAGAGAGCTTACGAGAAATCGTAGGCTCTTTTATTTTTGCATCACGCAGAAGACCGTTTTATCCACTACATTATTAAAAGGAGATTTTCAAAATGCTGTACATCTACTATGCTGTGTTATTCGTTGCCATCGTTCTGGGGCTGCTCTTCGGGATGGCGCTCTACCGCTGGTTCCATTACCGTGATATTTACGAAGTGGGCGAGCTGCTGATCGGCGAGGAAGATTCCCCGGACTGGCCCTACCTGAGCCTGAGCCTGGATGAGGAGGTGAAGAATTTTGAAGGCGACAAGTACATCATGCTGCGGGTGCACAAACTGGACCTGACGCGAGAAAAACATGGCGCTTAATGGAGGAAACTCTAATTACTTTGTAAAGGAGAAAATCAAAATGGAAAACTACGAAAACAAAGAATTGCTGAAGGAAGCGGCAAAGCAATCGCTGGAGAGTCTCAAGGACTTGAAACCGGGTACGGACGAGTACACGAACACGGCGAAGATGGCATTGCAGCTGTACGACATGCAGCTCAAGAGCGACGAGCAGGAGAGCAACCAGAGCCTGAAAGAGGATGAGGAACGGCGGAAGGGCCAGGAGGTCATCAACGATCAGGAGAAGGCTGCGAAGGCACGGCGCATTGAGTGGGCGAAGTTTGGCATCAGCTGCCTGACGTTTCTGGGAACGATTGGTACGACAGTATACTGGTCGATCTGCGAGGCTGGCGGTGTAGCGCCGCTTTCCAGAGCAATGAACGATGGTCTCCATGAGATCAAGAGAGGCTTTACGGACAGAAAGTAAAGGAGGAACCGAGAGGGTTCGTGGCGAAAGCTGCGGACTCTCTTTATTTTTTATGAGATATCACGACATACCGCCAAAAGAGTGGACGAGCTACTACGGGAGCGTTTACCGATGCAATCACCCGGTGTATCGTGTCTGTACGCTCTACCGGGAACAGGGAAAAGGCCTGTGCGTGATCCAGCAGCGTTACAACGAGAAAACCAAGGCTACTTACTGGAGCGCCATTGACCCCTGGCTGACCGACAAGATCTATCTGCATGAAGGGTTCCGGCAGTATTTTGACAGCCATGCCAAGAAGAAAAACGCAAAGGGCGAGTATCCGACTGTGACCGTACGGCAGATTATGTGGGCACTGCGCATGAAGCCCCTCAAGAAAGAACGCTGGGAAACCGTGTTTGACCGGAGTTTGATCTGAGCACGTGTAATGAATCGTAGGCTCTTTTCTTTTGCCCAAACGCGAAAAATTCTCCGTGCTTTATGGGATGAAGGCCCAAGAAAAGGAGAATGTAATATGAACGAATCTATTTTTAAGAAAATTTGGAATTATTCGATTACGGTTGGGCAGATGATCATGACAGCAATTGCAATGGCGATTGTAACCGTTATTGTATGGCTGTTGTGTCGGGCATTCCGGCCGTCGAAAGACTGATATTTGACGATAGACCGGTTGAACACAACTTAAGTTGGGCCGTCCCGGAGAAGAGCTGATGCGAAAGCATGGGCTCTTTCTTTTCGGCGCGAAAAATACAGCTTCCTTTATGGAGGTAAGAGGGCTTACATTGAAAGGAGAAATTACTATGATGAAAGCTATTAAGAACTTTATGAACAAACCTATTACTTATGGGGCTTATTTCAAATACTGCACCGTATGTGCAAGCATTAGCTTGGCATTGTGCGGATGGGCGTATTATCAGATGAGCAAACTGAACAATTGGGTTGATACAAAAGACGAAGAGAGCAATCTGGAAGAGGACGAAATCTGAAAGATCACGCCCTCTTATCTTTTTATCAAGCCGCGAAAAATTCATGTTCCCTTATGGAAGAGATAGCTCAAATGGTAGAGCGCCACTTCATTGTGGAGGTGTGGACTCGATCTCCACTCTCTTTTTTCATTTTTATTTTTGGAGGTTGAACATTATGGAGGACATTATGCTGATCCGGTCAAGTTTTCTGCGCCGCATCATCTCGCAGGTCATCAATAAGATGCTGAAAAAGCAGTTACCCGGTACAGAGGTACAGCTGGGTGAGGTTCAGGCGAACTGGAGCGAAAAAGAGCAGAAGTTGAAGATCCATCTTGTGGTGGACGCAGAGATGACCAAGGCGCAGCTGATGGAACTGTTGAAGTAGGCCGGAGTGTTGTGACGCGAAATTTTCATGGTGCTTTATGAGATGGTTAGTCTCAGAATTATATTTTGGAGGTACGAAATTATGAAGACATTGGTGAAAGTTGCTTTGGGCGCAGTGGCGTTTTATGGCATTACCGAATTGTTCTGCGTTGACTCCGTTGCTATCATGTGGAGACAACTTATGATGCGCAATGAAGATTTGGCGGCAGATGCGCTCGATAACGCTATGAAGGACCAGAGTCCGGATTGGGAACGGAAGCTGTATGAATTCCTGAGAACGAATCAGGCTGAAAAGTATTTGAAGCGCTAACCAAATCGAGAGCTTACGAGAAATCGTAGGCTCTTTCTTTTTCAAAATGGAGGTTGAACAATGAAACTGACGAAAACGTGCGCACGATTCCTGCGCAAGCACGGCGGAACTATTCTGGCGGTGGCGGCATCTGTTGGTGTGGTAGCAACGGCCATTGAAACCGGGCGGGCGACCACGAAGGCGCAGCACATACTTGAAGTTGACAAGGAGCTGACAAAATTCAACGAAAACGAGTTTGGAGTGACAGAAGAGCCTCCGACAAAGAAACAAATTGTTCTGATGTGCTGGAAAGCATACGTTCCAGCAGTGATTCTTGGCGGGGGCACCATCGCCTGCATCCTGGGCTCAAACGCGCTGAACAAAAAGCAGATCGCAGGCCTGACCGCGGCGTACATGGCACTGGGAAAGACCTATCAGGAGTATCGCAGGCAGGTGGCAGAGCAGATCGGCGTGGAAGAAGAAAAAGATATTTACAAGGACACGCAGGATGTTCTGGAGACCCCCGCCCCGGCAGGCACAGACGAAGAAAAGCTGCTCTGCTACGAGCCTATCTCAAAAAGATATTTCCATGCAACGGAAACGGAGCTGATGGATGCCTTCTACAACGTGAACCGGAACTTTGCGTTGAATGGAGAAGTCTCGCTGAATGACTTCTACTCCTTCCTGCCCGGACTGGACTTTACACCGGAAGGAGATATGCTGGGCTGGTGCGCGGAGTATCTGAGCAACGAGTGGGAATATTACTGGATCGACTTCAACTATGCCCGGCAGACAACGGATGATGGACTGGAAGTGTACTATGTGACAGCATTCCAGGAGCCGATCAAAGAGTATCTGGATTACGACCCGACCAGACGGGAACCATTTTGAATTTTGAAAAGGAGAATGAATATGAAGAAGATCAATTGGTGGAAAGTTGCATCCGTGGCCATGATGGCTGCAAGCGCGATCCTGAGCTTTGGCCACGACCTGATCGAGGAGCAGCGCAGCGAAGAGGAAATGCAGGACATGGTGCGAGAGGAAGTTCAGCGTCAACTTGCAGAAAAGAACATGTAAACGCGAAAAATACAGTCTCCCTTATGGAAGAGATATCCAAACTGACAAACAAAGGAGATTGATATTTATGTACGATCACGACTATTATGCAAAGATGGACGAGGCAATGGTACGCGTACTGAAGGCAGTTGCACGTTCAGTGGGATACGGCTTTACAGGGCTGTATCACTATCTGAAGAAGCAGCCGACCAGACTGTACGAGTATATCCGTTACCAGATCCAACTGGAACGCGATGATCAGCGTGAAACGGAAATTCGCTTCGAGAATTTGAAGCAGCACGGACATATCTGAAAGGCGAGAGCTTACGAGAAATCGTAGGCTCTTTCTTTTTATAAAATTTTGGAGGTACGAACATGAACCTGAAAACATTTGCAAAGGCAGTGCGCAGGAGCGCAGGCAAGAACGCATCCAAGATCCTTGGTGGACTGGCAATCACGGGAAGCATCACGGCGGTCTATTTCGCTGTGACCGCGACCCCCAAGGCCATGATCCTGCTGGACGAGAAAAAGCAGGAGCTGGGCGTGGAAAAGCTGGACGTGAAGACCATTGTCAAGACGGCTGGCCCGGTGTACGTGCCGACTGCGCTGAGCATGGTGCTATCTGCGGGCTGCGTCATTGGTGCAGTCCATGTGGACGAGCGGCGGAATGCTGCACTGGCCGCGGCGTGCACCCTTTCTGAGAGTGCGCTTAAGACCTATCAGGACAAGGTGCTGGAGGCCATCGGCCCCGAGAAGGAACAGGAGATCCGTGAAACCATTGCACTGGAAAAGATGGCCAAGTGCCCCGAACCGGCAACCATCCAGCCTGCCAAGGGCCTTGCCACGACCGATGTTTCCTACGACCAGCGGGTGAAGTGCTGGGAAAGCCTGACCAACACCTACTTCTGGACGACCAAGGCCATGATCGAAAAGGCCGTCAATGGGGTCAACAAACAGCTGCTCAGTGACTTTCGGGTGAGCGAGAATGATCTGTTCGACTATCTGGGCATCGACCACTGCGTCAACGGTGACCTGCTGGGCTGGGACACGGATTCGGGGCTTAACGTTGATATTTTCTATGCGTCCCGGCTGGACGAGGACGGGATGCCCTGTCTGACGCTGGAGTATCACACGCCTCCGAAGTGGCTGGGCGGTTATTGATATTTGACCAGGCGCGAAAAATTCAGCTTCCTTTATGGAGGTAATACTCCGACATTATAAACTTATATTTAAGAAAGAGGTAACAAAAATGGACGAAATGATGAACATGAACGAAACTACTATGGAGAACGAGACTTCTGTTGAGGTCGTTCCGGAGGAGAATGTTCAGATGATCGATAACGAGGAAACTTCGAGCAACGGCTCGGGCATTGGTCTCGCTGTTGGTGCTGTGGGTCTGGTTGCAGCCGTGGGATACGGACTGTACCGGAAGCACAAGGCCAAGAAGCAGAACAAGGACGAGGAGAAGCCGAAGACCAAGAAGAAGATCGTCTGGCAGAAGCCCTGGAAGATCGAGAATGTCGATTCTGCACAGGTGGACGTTCCTGACGAGGACGTTGAGGAAACTTCTGAAGAGAAGTAATGTTAGGTAAGGCGAGAGCCGTGGAGAAATCTGCGGCTCTTACTTTTTTGTTTTTGAAAGGATGACAACATGGCACAAGTAAACATGCCGAAGAGCAGCATCGGACAGCAGCCTGCCGCAGAGCCCCAGAAGAAGTTCCAGAAGGTCGTCAAGGGAAAAGTGACCCTCAAGGAGCAGAACGATATCCAGAAGATCGCCAACGAGTTCCTGGCCGAGGACCTCAAGACCGTGAAGAACCGCATCGTGGTGGACTATCTGCTGCCCATGCTGAAGAACGGTCTGTGGAGCATTTTCAACTCAGCCGTCAGCATTGCACTGTTTGGCGAGGACCGTTCCCGCGGCTCTTCGAGCAACTACTCCGGCTCCCGCACCCAGCGGAACAGCTACGACACCTACTATCAGGGAGGCTCCGGCAACCGGCAGGGGAATCCGAACCGGGCCGCAGGACGCAGCTTGCAGAACCTGGACTTTGAGTTCCGTGGGGATGCAGACGACACGCTTTCCCAGATGTATGATGCGATTCGCCAGTACGGTCAGGCTTCTGTGGGCGACCTGTGGGATCTGATGGGCGTTTCCAACGAGAGCACCGATTACAATTACGGCTGGTACAACCTTGACGGGGCGTTCATCAAGGGCATCCCGGGCGGATATCGCCTGATGCTGCCTCGCCCTGTACCGCTGCGCTGAACAATAAGAAAGGATTGATATTTATGAAGTTCCTGAAAAAGATCGACAAAACCGAAATCATGGGCAAAGTGACCCGTGCTGCATCCAAGTGCGGATACAAGCTGAAGAAGGCAAGCCCCACCATTATGATCGTTGGCGCTGCCATTGGTGGTGTGACTGCTACCGTGCTGGCCTGCAAGGCGACCATCAAGGCGCAGGATATTATGACCGAGCACTATGCTCAGGTGGAGAGCATCCACACGGCCAAGAAGCAGATCGAGGATGGCACGATCCAGCTGAGCGAGGGCGAGTCCTACACCGAGAAGGATTACAAGAGCGATATTACGACCACCTACGTCCAGACCGGCCTGAAGCTGGCAAAGGTGTATGCGCCTGCGGTCACCCTGGGTGCGGTATCTCTGGGCTGCATGTTCGGTTCCCACCACATCATGTCCAAGCGCAACGCGAGCCTGACTGCGGCTTATATTGCTCTGGACAAGGCCTTTGAGGAGTACAAGAGCCGTGTATCCGACCGCTTTGGCAGCCGCGTACAGGAGGAGCTGGAGCACAACATCAAGGCTGTGGAGCTCGAGAGCAAGAGCACCAACGAGCAGGGCGTGGAGGAGACCATCAAGGAGTACAAGGACATCGCCATGCAGCACACCAGCCCCTATACCTGCATCTTTGACGAGACTGTCGACACCTGGCAGTCCGACAACATGCTGAACCGCAACTACCTGTTCCTGATGGAGCAGGCGGCAAACAAGCGTCTGCGCACCCAGGGGCACCTGTTCCTGAATGACGTTCTGGCATCTCTGGGCACCCACGGAGGTGTGACCCTGAAGACCCCGGAAGGCCAGATCGTTGGCTGGATCTATGACCCGAACGACCCGACCCGACAGAACCACGTGGATTTTGGTGTGACCAACTATGTCAAGGGCGACGAGGCGCTGAACAGCTTTATCAACGGCGGGGAGCGCTCGGTGATGCTGCGGTTCAACTGTGACGGGCCCATCATCGACAAGATCTGACACTGATATTTTGGAGGAATACGCTATGACCAGATTCGCTAAGAGACTGTCTTACCTGTTTGCTGCCATGGCCGGAGTCTGCTTCGTCTCTGGTCTGGCGGTTCTTTCCGAGTGAGGTGGAACGATGGAAACTTTGGAAAGCACTTTCCTGTTTCTGGACTATCTGACCGATACCAAACGCAAGCGCCACATGGTGGGAGGCATTCTGATGAGTGTCTCCCTTTTCTTTGGCGGATTGGCGTTTACCATGATGACGATCAAAGGAGACATCGACAATGAACAAGACCGTGCGTGATATTCTGCTCTTTGCAGCAGGCTTTGGGACAGGTGCCCTTATGATGCACACCGTTTTCGAGAAGAAATACGAGACCTATTACGGCAAACGGTACGAGGCCGAGCGTGAGAATCTGCGGCAGAAGGAAGCCGATATGGACAAGACCATCGAAGAAAGGGCGACCCAGAAGAGCTTTGAACAGCTGGCCGGGAAGTACCGTACCGAATCTGACCCGGAAGATGTGGTGGCACATGAAGCCATCGAAGTCATCGAGCCGGATCAGTTTGGTGAGCTGGACGACTACGAGACTTCCTTTCTGACCTACTACGCAGACGGAAAGCTGGTGTTCGATACGGAGGATCAGCCCGTGGATGAAGATGATATTCCGAAGATCATCGGCAACGAGGCGCTGAACCGCATGGGCGAGTTCGCACTGAGCGCTGTTCATGTCCGCAACCACAACTACCACAAGGACTATGAGATTCTCCGGGTTCGGGAGAACTGGCCCGGCAACCACGACGATGAGGAGGATGAATGAACTTTATGAGGGAGACGGAGCAGTATTATAACTGGCTCTACAAGATCGTCTGCGGCGAATGGGAACCCCGGAACCTCAGCTTTCACCGCTTACTGATGTATCTTTTTAACCGGGATTATATTCCGGCGTGCGAAATGGATGTCTGCCGGGCAACGGACGGCATCAACCTGCGGTACCGCTTCGCATCGGAGAATAATATTCCGTACGGGAAGATCGATGTGGTATTTCAGGGCGTACCCTGCTCTATGCTGGAGATGATGGTGGCGCTGGCGATTCGCATCGAGGAGCACATCATGGAAGACCGCAGCATGGGCAACCGTGTGGGACAGTGGTTCTGGAGCATGGTCGTCAGCCTGGGTCTGGCTGCCATGGACGACACCCGTTTCAGCGAAGAGCGCGCGGAACCGATCCTGGCCCGGTTTATGGATCGGGACTATCAGCCGAACGGGGCTGGTGGTCTCTTTACGATTACCCGTACGTCCATCGACATGCGTACCATTGATATTTGGTACCAGCTGATGAACTGGTTGAATGAGAATGAGTTTTGATGACATATGTATCAAAAATCTGCATCCCTATGGAAGGATTCGTTGAGAAGATACTCGACGATTCCCATGTGATGCTGCGAATCACGGCGTGTCGAGACGAGAACAACATTGGTCGGCTGATTCTGGCTGACCCGAATTACTGGAGGAAAATTGACAATGGAACTGACTGATATTTTGATCGACCTGAGCAACAGCAAGGCTGCACTGGAGGTGGCCAACCACACCATCCGCCGCATGAAGGGCAAGTGCATCCGGAAGAACATTCTCATCGCTGGCCTGTTGTGGTTTGGCTTTGTTTCCTGCAAGATGGTGAACGAAGCGGAAAAGCAGCGCAAGGAAGCCGATGAGCGTGCCCGCGAGGCAGAGGCAATGCTGGCCCAGATGACCCTCCAGAAAGAGAAAGACGTATAAAAACCTCGGAGAAAGGAGGAAGTCAGTTACAAATGATTGATTTCCTGATGATTGCAACGCGGACGGGAAAACGCGGAACAATCGAAATTTATCCCAAATTCATCATCAAGAAGTCGAAAGACCTGATGATCCGGGGTTCTGATTTTTACGCGGTCTGGATGGAAGAGCGGGGGCTTTGGAGTACGGACGAACAGGATGCGCTCCAGATGATCGACCGCGCGCTGGATATTTACGCGGAGGAACACAAGCAGGTCTTCAATGACAGCTACCGTGTTCTGCACATGTGGGACGCGGAGAGCGGGATGATCGACAACTGGCACAAATACTGTCAGCGTCAGATGCGGGACAACTACCACACCCTTGACGATACATTGATATTTGCGAACACCCCTGTCAAGAAGGAAAGCTATGCGTCGAAGCGGCTGCCATATCTTCTGGAGGAGGGGAACATCAGCGCCTACGACGAGCTGATGACTACCTTATATTCTCCCGAGGAGCGAAGGAAGATCGAATGGGCGGTTGGCGCGATCGTGAACGGCGATTCCCGCAAGATCCAGAAGTTCCTCGTGCTCTATGGCCCACCCGGAAGCGGTAAATCCACCGTGCTGAACATCGTCCAGAAGCTTTTTGACGGGTACTGGTCGGTGTTTGACTCCAAGGTGCTGGGATCATCGTCCAATGCGTTTGCGCTGGAGGCGTTCAAATCGAACCCGCTGATCGCGATCCAGCACGACGGTGACCTTTCCCGCATCGAGGACAACACCCGGTTGAACTCACTGGTATCCCACGAGACCATGCTGGTGAACGAGAAGTTCCGCAGCCAGTATTCCAGCCAGTTCAAGTGTTTCATGTTTCTGGGCACCAACAAGCCTGTTAAGATCACGGATGCAAAATCGGGCCTGATCCGACGACTGATCGATGTGGAACCTACCGGCGAAAAGATCCCTGCAAAAAAGTACCGTGACCTTGTAGCGAAGGTGGACTTTGAGCTGGGTGGCATCGCATGGCACTGCAAGGAGGTGTACGAGCAGAACAAACATCTCTACGATGATTATATTCCGACCCGTATGCTGGGTGCATCGAATGACTTTTACAACTTCATGCTGGATTCCTTTTATATTTTCAAGAAGGAGGACGGTGTATCCCTGAAGCGGGCCTGGGCGATGTACAACACCTACAATGACGAGGCAAAGGTGGCGTACCCCTATTCGCGCCGTGCGTTCCGGGAAGAGCTGATGAACTACTTCGAGGAATACAAGGAACGCGCGGAGACCGTGAATGGCGAGCGGGTGCGGAGCTACTACAGCGGCTTCAAAGCGGAGAAATTCAAAGAGTTCCTTGACGAACCTGTGAAGGCAGAAGAACCCACTGTCGAGCCGGAAACGTCATGGATCGAGTTCAAGGAGCAGCATTCTCTCTTCAATGATATTTGCAAGGACTGCCCTGCACAATACGCGACAGACGATGGCATTCCGATGCGAAAATGGGAGAATGTCGAGTCAAAATTGGCCGAACTGGATGCTTCGAGACTGCACTACGTGAAAGTTCCGGAGAATCACATTGTCATCGACTTTGATATTCCCGGGCCGGATGGAAAAAAGAGCTTCGAGCGCAACCTGGAAGCTGCCTCCAAATGGCCCCAGACCTATGCGGAGCTGAGCAAATCTGGTGCGGGCATCCACCTGCATTATATTTACACCGGCGATGCAACGAAGCTGAGCAGGATCTACGACGAGAACATCGAGGTCAAGGTGTTCACGGGGAAGTCCTCTCTGCGGAGAAAACTGTCGAAATGCAATGATATTCCGGTTGCGACCATCAGCAGCGGCCTGCCACTGAAGGGAGAAACGAAAATGGTTGATACAAAGCAGATCCAGGATGAGCGGCACCTGCGTATCCTCATCCAGAAAGCCCTTGCCAAGGAGATCAGCCCCTATACGAAGCCCAGCATTGACTTTATTGCACACATCATGGACGAAGCCTACGAAGGCAATGTCGTTTACAACGTGGACGACATGCGGAATGCGATCCTGGGCTTTGCCGCCAGCAGCACGAACCAGGCGGACACCTGCCTGAAGATCGTGGCGAAGATGCACTTCAAGTCGAAGGATGATATTCAGCGGGAGGCCCCTGTGGGGGAGGAAACGCCATTGATATTTTTCGACGTGGAGGTGTTCCCGAATCTGCTGCTCGTAAACTGGAAGTTTGCCAAGCAGGAGCCTGTGCACCGCATGGTGAATCCTACACCGGAGGAGATCGAGACCCTGACAAAGTATCGGCTGGTCGGCTTTAACAACCGCAAGTACGACAACCATATCCTCTGGGCCCGCATGATCGGGATGTCGGTGGAGCAAATCTATGCGCTGTCCAACCGGATCATCAACGAACACACGGGCTTCTTTGGTGAGGCGTACAATCTGTCCTACACTGATATTTACGACTTCTCGTCGAAAAAACAGAGCCTTAAGAAGTTTGAAATCGAGTTGGGCATCCACCATCAGGAGCTGGGACTTCCGTGGGATCAGCCGGTGCCGAAGAGCCTGTGGGACAAGGTGGCCGAGTATTGCGACAACGATGTGATTGCGACCGAGACCCTGTTCTACTCGAAAAAGCGTCAGGCAGACTTTGTGGCGCGAGAGATTCTGGCAGACCTTGCCGGGATGACGGTGAACGACACGACAAACTCGCTGACAACACGCATTATTTTCGGCAAGGAAAAGCACCCCCGGCTGGTCTACACCGACCTTGCCACGGGAAAATCCGATGCGATCGTGGAAGTCGAGCCTGATATTTTGACCGACTGCAACATCATCAATGCCTTTCCCGGTTACGAGTGGGCCAAGGGCGAGGACGGCAAGTACCACAACATGTTCCGGGGCACGGACCTGGGTATGGGTGGTTATGTCTACGCTGAGCCCGGGATGTACACGAACGTAGCTTTACTGGACGTTGCGTCGCTGCATCCGCATTCGGCTGTTGCCATGAACTACTTTGGTGAGTACACCAAGCATTTCAACGACCTGATGGATGTACGAATCTACGTCAAGCACGGCGAGTACGAGAAGGCAAAGGGGCTCTTTGGCGGCAAACTGGCAAAGTACCTCGATGATCCGCAGCAGGCAAAGGCTCTGGCGCAGGCGTTGAAGATCGCCATCAACTCGGTTTACGGGTTGACCAGTGCAAGCTTCGACAACCCGTTCCGCAACCCCAAGAACGCCAACAACATTGTGGCGCTTCGAGGGGCTTTATTTATGCGCACTTTGCAGGATGAAGTGCAGCAGCGCGGCTTTAAGGTCGCGCATATCAAAACGGATTCGATCAAGATCCCCGATGCGACCCCGGAAATCATTGCGTACTGCATGGATTTTGCAAAAAAGTACGGCTACACGTTCGAGCATGAGGCAACCTACGAGCGGATGTGTCTGGTGAACAATGCCGTTTATATTGCGAAATACATGACTGCGGACCGCTGTGAGGCGCTTTACGGTTATATCCCGGGCGACTGCAAGGACGAAGGCGGCGAATGGACAGCAACGGGCACACAGTTCCAGGTACCGTATGTGTTCAAGACCCTGTTCTCCAAGGAGAGGATCGAGTTTACTGACCTCTGCGAGACAAAGACCGTTTCCAAGGGCGCTATCTATCTCGACAAGAACGAGGACCTGCCTGAAGGTGAACACAATTATATTTTTGTGGGTCGCGTGGGACAGTTCTGCCCGATTATGCCGGGAAAGGGCGGAGCTCTGCTGCTGCGGGAAGCGGGCCTGACGGATACCGGCGAACGGAAATATGCTTCTGTGACCGGAGCAAAGGATTACCGTTGGCTGGAAAGCGAGGCGGTCTATCAGCTTCAGATGCAGGAGGATATCGACAAAAGATATTTCAACCGGGAAGTCGATGAGGCAGTTGAGGAAATCTCCAAGTACGGCGACTTCAACTGGTTCGTTGGCGATGATGGTGTTGCTCCCTGGACTGCGCCGGATCTTCCCTGGAGCGATGCGCAGGAAGAAGCAGCAAGAAATTTTGACGTGAGGTGATATTTTATGTGTCATGGAAGTTTGTATGACCCCTATGGCCATCATATCGGGTTTGTCGATAACTTTTACACTAAACTGGGTTCTGCTCAAATGAATCTTGAGCTGGAAGATGGAAGAACGTTCCAGTTCAATCCGGGTGATCTTCTGCGTGACCGTCAGGGTGACTGGCGTATTCGGAAGCGGGAAGAGTCGGTGTTCGATTCTATGCGCTACATGCACTGGGCTAACTGTGTGATGGAAGAGGCAACCAAAAAGAAGGGAGAAACCAATATGACCGCAGCAAGTATCAAGAACGTTATCTTTGCTCCTCCGGCCACGATCGTTTACTGGTCGGATGGCTCCAAGACCGTTGTGAAGTGCAGCGAGAAGGATGTTTTCGACCCGGAGAAGGGTCTGGCCATGGCGATTGCAAAGCGTTGCGGCGGCAACAAGGGCAGCTATTACAAGGAGATCCAGAATTGGGTCGAGAAGAGCGGGAAGAAGTATCCCGGGAAGCCTGCTGGCGGCAAAGCTGTAGATCTGGATGTGCTGAAAAAGTACAGTTCTGAGGCAAATAAGGATTGTGAGAAGTTCCTCAGCGCGGTCATGAGCAACAATCAGTCTGGTATACTTCTCCACCTGACAGCACTCGTGGCAGATCTGAAAATTCTGGAAAATGAAATCAACAAGTAAAAAGGAGACTGATATTTATGTACACCAAGCGCCAGAAAGTCAATATTGACGATACCCGTTTTATCTTTGCCACCAACTTCAGCGGTGATCCCAGCCGTGATCGCTTCGGCTCGGACAAGCGCCGCGTCAACGTGGTCATTCCCACCATGGAGCTGGTGAATCACCTCATGGACCTCGGTGTGAAGGTTCGTCAGACCAATCCGAATCCTGAGCGTACCTACGACGAGCCGTTCGTTCCGACCTACTTCGTGCCGGTGACGATCAACATGGATTCCAAGTGGCCCCCGCATATCTACTGGGTCACCACCTCCGGCAAGCGCCTGCTCTGCAACATGGACACGATCAGCCAGCTGGACTTTATCCGGGTCAAGAACGTCTGTCTCCAGGCAAACCTTGTCGAGAAGCGGAATGCACCCGGCGAGTACAGCCTGTATGCGGATGTGATGTATGTTGAGCAGGATGCGGATGCCGATCCGTATGCAGAGCGCTATGCCCGGTTTGCAGCTCCTGAAGCAGACATGGCAGAGCCGAGCGACCACACCGAAATTCCGTTCTGAGGTGAAGCATATGAAGAAACTGTTTATCAGCGTACCGATGAAAGGCCGCACTGAAGCACAGATCCGAGCAACCATGGAGCAGATGCACCATATTGCTGAGGCTGTGTTTGGCGAGGAGCTGGAGGTGATCCAGACTTATATTTCTGATGATCCTCCGGCTGATGCGAATCAGGCAGTCTGGTACCTCGGTGAGAGCATCAAGAAGATGGCGGATGCAGACTACTTTATCGGGATCTACGATGAGGAGAAGGCGTTCCGTGGCTGTGCGATCGAAAACCTGGTTGCCCGTTCGTACAATATCCCGAGCTATGTGATCAACCTTGGTTTTGTAGCCCCTGATGTTACGGAAGCTCGTGCAAAAGCCAACCGGAAGTACAACAGCTATTATTGATCATTGATATTTTTCGAGTGCCGGGTCAGTCCCTGGTCGAATGCCCAGTCGGTGAGTGCCCACGTCGCAAATGGCGGCTCTAAGGAAACAGCTCGATTTATATTTTTGATGTGCAATTTGGGAGGTTGACAGTATGAAAGTTCTGAGGGTTCGCCCAAAGCATTACCCTGAAGTGATCGACATTGACTGTTCTCTGGAATCGCTCCAGAAAGAGGTGGAAGGCCCGATTCAGGCTGTTTACCCGTGGGACGATGAGGTGGCATTGATTTGCAACGAAGAAGGAAAGCTGCATGATGATTGCATGGAGAAACTCAACCGGACGCTCGACGGCCCTTATGGTATCCCCATTGATATTATCGTTGGAACATTCCTGATTGTAGGCCTCACGGAGGATGATTTCGGTGAGCTTTTGCCGGAGTTCGTCGAGAAGTACGAGAAGATGTTCCATCAGCCGAGAAAGTTCGTCACCTATACAGATAGTGAAGGCAAAGCGCATCTCGACGTTGATTATTGTACACCTGAAAAATAAGCACATGAGAGTCCTGGAGAAATCTGGGGCTCTTTTATTTGAGTCATTAGCATGGGCTGTACGGTGGGTTCGATTCCCGCATGACTCACAACCGGGCCAGAGAGCCTGATATTTGAACAACAGAAGGAGTAAGGATTATGAGCAGAGAAAAAGTAAAAGAGATCGTCGATTACATGGTTTCGGAGGGTACACAGAACACCAACTACGGCTGCTGGGCCTTTGATATTCCGGAACTGTGCGACAAGTTCGGCCTTCCGTTGGAATGGTTCTATGAGCACAACGATGATATTTGCCGCGAACTCGACGAGCGTGATGAGGTTGCTGATTACGAGCAGAACTACGACTGGAACAACCATCCGCTGGATTACGACCTGGTTTATTACACGGACTTCTGCCATTTTGAGGAGGCGTGATATTTATGGGCGGACTTCGCAGAGTAGATAAGGCTTGCAAAAAATGCGGCGTTATGATCTATCAGGTTCCGTCAAAAAGATTGTACTGCGATAAATGTCGGGACACCGTACCGCGTAACATGTCAAAGACGGAAGAAAAGCCTAAAAAGCTCACACTGTCAGAAATCATGCGCGAAGCAGACAAGGAGGGCTTACAATATGCGTCCTACTGCAAAAAGCACGGACTTTACTAAGAAAAAAGAGCTCTGGAAGGTGTTCAGAAAGCACCGGAAAGAGCTCTTTGCTTATACCGTCAGAGGGGAGGGTGAAGATGAGGAAGAGGCGACGATCTCGCTTCTGGCCTATGAGAATCACTGCAAGAAAAGTGACATTTATGTGACGTTGGAAATGAGGTGAGCGACCTGATGGCAGGTGTAACGCTCTACGACTATCAATTGGATGCGATCAACCGTATGAAAATCGGCTGCATCTTATGCGGAGGCGTAGGAAGCGGAAAATCGAGAACGAGTTTGGCGTTCTATTACAAACTTTACGATGGGGAGGTGAACACAGAGAATTATGTGCGCATGACAGAGCCCCCGGATCTTTACATCATCACGACTGCCCGGAAACGGGATACGGGAGAGTGGGACGAAGAACTGGCCCATTTCTATATGTCTACAGATCCAGAGCATGATATTTACGAGCACAAGGTCGTGGTGGATTCCTGGAACAATATTGGAAAGTATGTTGGCGTAAAGAATGCGTTCTTTATATTTGACGAACAGCGAGTCGTTGGAAAGGGCGCATGGGTGAAATCTTTCTACAAAATTACGCAAAATAACGAGTGGATATTGCTCAGTGCCACCCCCGGGGACTGCTGGACAGATTACATCCCGGTGTTCATCGCCAATGGGTTCTATCGAAACAGAACGGACTTTAACAACCAGCATGTGGTATACAGCCAATTCTGCACGAAGTACCCGAAGATCGATCGGTATCTGAATACCCAGCGCTTGGTACGGCTGCGGGAACGGATTCTGGTTGACATGAACTTCGAGCGGCCGACGATATCGCACCATGAGAATGTATTTGTGGAGTACGACAAGGTGAAGTATCTGTCGATCTGCAAGAACCGGTGGAACCTTTGGGAGAACAAGCCAATCGAGACCGCCAGCGAGTTCTGCTATCTGCTGCGGAAGTTGGTGAACGCTGATGCAAGCCGACAAGAAAAAGTGCTGGATATTTGTAAAGGCAGGCCCAGGGTCATCATCTTCTATAATTTCGATTACGAGCTTGATATTCTGATGGGTCTGGACTACGGCAAGGATACCGAAGTTGCACAATGGAACGGGCACAAGCATCAGCCACTTCCTGAAGGCGACAGGTGGGTGTATCTGGTGCAGTACAATGCCGGTGCTGAAGGCTGGAACTGCATCAAGACGGACACTATTATATTTTACAGCCAGAACTACTCATATAAGATCATGGAGCAGGCCTCGGGGCGTATCGACCGGCTGAATACACCGTACAAGGATCTGTACTACTACCATCTGAAGAGTAGGAGCGGTATTGATCTAGCGATTTCGAGAGCCCTGAACTCGAAGAAAGCGTTTAACGAGAGGAAATTTTATGGGGCAGGTTAACTTTGAAGATGTATTTGCTGACCTGATTCATTCTTTTGAATCTGCGGCAGATAAAGTAAAGAAAATCACAGATGAACTGGAGGACGAGGTTTATATGAGAATTGCAAATGACCGGAAAGCTGCCAATGGATTCCGTCCGAGCTATCCGAAATGCAAGATTCCTAAGACCGATATGGCTAACAAAGTTATGCAGGGGCGGATTCATAAACACTGCTAATAGAAAGGATTGATATTTGTGATTAAAGATTCTGGAGATCGCACCGAATTTGAAACTGGTGCAAAGCGTGATATGCACGCAGGGAAGGGACGCATGGACCTTCTGCCTTGGTACGGCATCATGGAGGTCAGTAAGCACTGTGAGGAAGGTGCCTTGAAGTACGGTGAGCACAATGTAGACAAGGGTATTCCGCTGCATTCGCTGCTGGACAGCGCTTCTCGGCACCTTGCAAAGTACATGGTCGGAATGGACGACGAGGACCACCTTCGAGCTGCCTGTTGGAACCTGCTCTGGGCACTGAACCAGCGGGAGACGCACCCGGAGTTGGATGATAGGTTCTCCGTTAAGCAGGAGAAGGCTGAGAAAAAACGTCCCTGGATATCTGTCGAGTGCACCAATTGTATGAAGCGCTATCCGATTGCTCCTGAGGTATGGTCATATAATGCAGACGGAGTTTCTATCGATAACAAAATTTTGAGATGCCCATTTTGTAAAGCAAACGAGGCGCACAGATATATCGGCGACCTTGACGGATATGCAGATCCTGACGACAAGCTCATTGCCGTTAAATGCGGTGGCTGTAATGCTCATTTTGGGATTCCTGCATCTAACTGGAACAGTATGAAGGAGTGTACAATCCATAACGGTGAGGTTCTGGCACGTTGCCCTCGCTGCGGAAAGGACACTTTTATTTCGGAGGTGAAACCTGATGAATGACTGGATGCGCGAAGTGGACTATGCGACCTACTGCCCGAAGTGCAAGAACTTCAAGGTGCTGGAGACGGAGGAGCCCTGCAACGAGTGCCTGACGGAGTGTGCGCGGGAGGGGACGGTGAAGCCTCTGAAGTTTGAGGAGAAGACGCGAAAATAACAGACTCCTTTATGGAGAAATCCAAATACTGACTATAAAGGAGAAATATTTATGGCAAAGGTTTACACTATGGAAGAACTCGAAAGAGCACGAAAGAAAGCTCAAATTCGGGAGTGGTTCCAGGACAAAAAGGTAAAAGCACAGACTTGGTGTTATGAGCACAAAGAGCAGATTATTACTTATGGTCCGGTTGTTGTGGGCGGAATTGCAGCAGGAGCAAAAATGCTGTCGAAGCACGCGGCACTGACCAAGGAGCAGAATCTGAAGGATTTGTACTGCTACGACAGAAGTTTGGGACATTACTGGAAATTGCGTCGGGAACTGACGAACGAAGAATGGCTGGAAATCGATAAGAGAAAGAAAAACGGTGAAAGACTAAGTGATATTCTCGATGATATGAGGGTGTTGGACTGACTTCATTATGGAGCCGTGGAGAAATCTGCGGCTCTTTATTTTCTGAACTGTAACAAAAAGGAGCGATTCAAATGCACGAGATTCAGGAAAAAGCCACGACCCATAAGGTCTTCATGAAAATCATCCGCCCTTGGCCCGGACGAAGCGGATATTTAGAAAAGTTCTCTGATTTAACCTCGAACGGTATGGCAAGGTTTCGCTTTGAGGGTGATAACTACGATACCATCGCTCATGTGAGCAATATGGAATATAAGGTATATGACTGATTTCAAATCTAAAATTGTAGAGTATCAGGAGGAACGGTGAACGCTAAATGATATTTGCTGAAGAGGATTTGAACTCTTTGAATGCTATTGCTGGACTATTGGCTTCATTCGGGTGTGATAGTCAGGCTGGCTGTGTGCTTTATATTCAGCATAAAATTGCAAAGACCATGGAGGCTGACGAAAGGAAATGCAGAAATGAGAAACATGGCTAAGAAAACCTGGAAACTCCGGGTTTGGAATCACATGACCGAGATGCAGAAGTTGGATATTCTGCTGAAGCATGCTAAGGTTCCGCATACTTATGAACGTCGCTGGCCAGAGATGGACAGACCGGACTGTCAGGAATATCTCCCGGGCGGACGACACGATGGTGGTGAGCAAATCACTGCATATGATGCTGCTGGAAATCGTATCTGGGATGGCATTTGGGGTTGGGGTTCCTATGGCTTTGAGCAGGGGCTTATCGAGGTGATGGGTAGGCAGGCACTTGGCCTTGATGATGTTGAGGGCTGGCTCACGGCTCGTCAGGTTACAAAGATGTGGAGGTGTAGAAATGCTGCGAAAAATCGTTGATTTCGCCAAAAAGATATTCCGTATGGAGCCGATTCCGACGACGGTCAATACCATGTGGGAGGCTTTGCGGGATCTTGAGGTGGCCCGGAACCACTTTGAGAACTGTGATCCGGAGTTTATCACGGCTGCTATCTTCGAGCTGAACGCTGCGGAGAGCCGTCTGGATGCGGCAAGGAGGTGTGTGGGGTGAAGCCATTTTATTATCCGACTTACAAGTGCCGATTTTGCGAGAGGGAATTTAACGATGGACATCCCTACTGTAATCTCGAAGATGCGAAGAACAATCTGGCCGGTCTGATAGCGTTCCGCCCAATTCATTATTGCGATGGTGGTCATATTGGCATTGGATATTTTACAGGTCTCGAAAGGGTTGATAAGGATGAATGATGTTTGGGAGAAGATCGGCCATATGCTGGGTCATATTCTGGCGGCGACGCTAGTTATTTGTGCATGGCTGATCATTATTGTGTTCACGCTGAAGGTGATCTGGTTCATCCTGTTCCGGATTCTGCTGTGAGGTGCGATATGATTGACTATGAAGAAGTTGTTGAGGCCATATGGAGGTACGACTGTCCTCGAATCAACATTGATGAGGATATTACGACGCTTTATGCGGATGGCAAAGCCTTTGCGCAAGTTATTCACAGGGCTGACGGGTCACGCGAGGACTTGTATTTTGAGGATTACGAGCTTCAAAAAGATATCCTGATCAAGCCGAACGCTACATTGCGTGATGTGGTCGAGCTTTGCATGAATGGTGACATTAGCTACGCAGATGCTCGTGAATGGTGCATGGAGAATGATATTTCACTTGGGCAGTTCGACAGGTGGCTTTATGGTGCGCTGAGAAAGTCTGATACCCCTGCCCGGGTGAAACCGAAAGAACCGTGGCCATATCGAGTGGTGGCGGGTATAAACCGGGTGCTGGAGATTCTGCTTAACTCGATTTTGGAGGATTTTATATGAGATGTTGTCCGGTATGCTATTCAAAAGTGAGGCCAACTGTATACGGAACAGCGACCACTGGGACAAGCCTGGAAATCAAGTATAAGATTCAGTGTCGGAATTGCGGATTTGGATGCGATAAAGCAGGCAGTGTCATAGTGCAATATGATGAAGAAACGATGAACCCAATAGCAGATGATCATGGCTTACGGAAACTTATTAGAGACTGGGATTCTATTTTGCGAGATCCTGATAGAGAAAGGCTGGCTGATATATGAAGTACACATTTTGGTTTGAATGTACCGACAATGGTGGTGGACATCAGGCTTTTGAAGTCATAGCAGAGAATAAGCAGGAGGCCATCAAGAAGGGCATGGCGTTTGCAAAGAAGCATGCTTCGGGTGATATCTGTGGGAATTGGGAATGCAAAATGATATCGGAGTGGACAACATGAACAACGACTTCGGAGCACTTACGATACTTGCACCTAAATGCCAGAAGTGTCCGAAGGTGGAAACTTGCGACCATAAGCAACTGGCTCATCTCGGATACATTATCCCAACCGAGGATATTGGCATCAGCGTGGTGGCCCAAAGAGGTAATGGAAAGAGCCTGCGGCAGCTTGAAATCATTGATTCATTGATGAAAAGGAGATTTAATTATGAAAATCGTTGAACCTAAGTACGAAATCCTCACTGATATTTCTGAGGGAGGCATTAAGGAGCTCCAGCAGATCGAGCGGGTGGCGCGGGTCTGCTACAAGAGCGAGGATAAGATCACGCCGGACGGTGAGTCGGCAAAGAAACTGGTGGGCTTTCTGGTGAAGCAGGGGCATGAGGCTATGCTGGAGCATTCGCAGCTGAGTGTGTTGTTTACGTGTGACCGTGGTGTGGCGAATGAGCTGGTGCGTCACCGCATTGCGAGCTTTGCACAGGAGAGCACCCGGTACTGCAACTACTCGAAGGAGAAGTTTGGCGGGGAGCTGAGCTTTATTCGGCCGTATTATATTGATGTGACCGACACTGACAAGAAATGTGAAAGCGCAGAATATACGCCTGGCAGCACCTGGCTTGATTCCTGCGAATCTGCGGAAATCCTTTATAAGGATATGATCGCACTCGGTATGCGTCCCGAACAGGCCCGTTGTGTACTGCCGCTGTGCCTGAAGACCGAGATCGTGGTGACGGCCAACTACCGTGAGTGGCGCAACATCTTCAAGCTGCGTACTCCTGTGGCGGCCCATCCTCAGATGCGGGAGCTCATGTGCCCGCTGCTGATGGAACTCCAGAAGAAGATCCCGGTGGTGTTCGATGATATTTACACGTACTGGCCTGCGGATGACCAGACACGGAAAGGAAGTATGATGAAGTGATGCGAATTGTGCTGCTCGCAAGCATTATTTTGCAAGCTATCGCAATTGGAATGTCTTTTGCTGAGAACATCGGCGAAGAAAAACAGAGAATCATCAGATATACAGGATGGTTCTTGCTTTTGATTTACATGATATTTGGTTGAGGTGATTGACTATGAAAAATCGTATTATTTGCGTCGTTGCATGTATGATGATGCTCGTTGGCTGCCTCGGGTTATGCGGTTGTGGAAACTATAAGGTGTTTAATACGACATTTACCTATTCCTGGGCACAGATTAAGTTGCCCGATGGAACTATTGTTCAAGGCAAAGTGGACAACTGGACTGACTACGAAGGCGATCAGCTGCAAATCACGATTGACGGTACCACATATCTGGTTCATGCAGCGAATGCTATTATGAAAACCTGAGTGGGAAAGGATGCGGTGATAAGAAATGCAGCAAAGAACGTATGATTTTCTCGCTAAGTTGAAAGTTCCCATGCTGACCTTCGGCGGAGAGCTGATGGGCGAAGCGGTGGAGATGGTCATCGATGACTTGAACTCGCACCGATTTATGTCCATGAGGGATATCGAGGCATCACTGGCAGATAAGTTCAATTGCAGCCCTGGTGTTGCGGATCGCCGGATGCGATATGCGTTGGATATGGCGGAATATCGCTCTGGTGGGGTTAATGTTGAGCTGGAGAATCTGAAGAGTACGTACGATATTAAGGTGCTGTCGCTGAAGAAATTCTTGTATGCGGCTGGGAGAAGTTTGATGACGGAGGTGAGTGTGGGTAATGACCGCGGGTGAATTTAATGAACTGGCCAAGCAGGGGAGAGTATGGGCTAAGATCGTGGCTAATTTTAGTGGTGAATACGGGCTGGTTGAGAAAATTTCCGGTTTGACGAACCAGTTTGTTAGGTTTCGGTTCAAGGGTAAGAAGTGCGATACGATCATCTCACCGGAGAATGTGATGTTTGAGATTGAGGATTAAGGTATGAAACTGGATAAAAATGTTATTTGGGTGAGGCCACCCTGATTTACTTGACTATGGGCAGAGCACATGATATCCTAAATACATGACGAATAGGAGGTGCTTTTATGGCACGGACGGTAAAATGCCCCAGCTGTGGTGCGGATCTTACGGTGAAGGATGACAACCGAGATTTCATGTTCTGTGAGTTCTGCGGGACGAAAGTTCGGCTCGATGACTATCAGGAGACGCACCGGTTTGTGGATGAAGCACGGATCCAAGAGTCCAAGGATGCGAAAGAACTTGAGCTTAAGAAAATGGAGTTTGAGGAACGGAAGAGGAAAGAAAATGATGAGTTTCTAAAGAAAAACTGGAAATGGTTCCTTTTGTTTTTTATTTGCTTAATCGCTTTTTGCCTTTTTATGAGCTATATAACTCCAGAAAAAGAAAGCGCCATTGATCGAGGACTTGACATTTTTGAAACTTATGTTAAGTCAAAAGGGTAATCTCATGCCCATTTCTGCCCATTTTATTTTTCGCAGTTTTTGGGATTTTTCGAGAAAACGTCAAAATAGTGCCATTTTTGTGGCCAAAAACCCACTTTGTGGCCAAAAAATTTTATAAAAATGGCCACAAAATTTAACGTATTTACGTTAAAAATATGCAGTTTGGCCAAAAACCCACTTTTTTCTTTAACTTACTTAAAAAAATGAAAAAATATATATAGTAATAGAGGATAAAAAACGGGTTTTTGGCCACAGCGAGTTTTTACCCATTTCCATCTTGCAAAAGAGCGCCAAATAGTGTATTCTTAAAGCACCGTGTACGAACGTAGCACTCCTAACATATATGAGGTGAAAAGTTATGGATAAGTACGGTATTGAACATTGGATTACAACTGACCAATATGGAAATGAAGTTGAATGCTTTGCAAATAAATTTGCAGAGGTTCATACGAAACGTCCGATTTGTGTTTGTGGTGAGCCGATGGTGGAAACTCGTGAACTCGAATGGGACTGCCCTAAATGTGGGGCACACCTCGAAGCGGAAGATGTTTCCAGAAGTATCAATCCGGATGATTATATGACCTGTAACCTTGAGCCGGATGAAGACTACGGAGAGTACAAATATATGGAAGATGACGATGGTAGTCGAGCTTTCCTTGCTGGTGCACCGGGATACGAGATTGATTTCTTTCACCTAATTTAATATAGCCACGGCATTGCCTCTGCACGAAAAATGCAGAGGCTTTTTCTTTTTCTCTGAAAATTCCTAAAAATTCACATTTTTTCCTAAAAACTCACGCGAGAAAAACATCCCCTTTTATGGGGGATAGAATGCGTCTTAGGATGCACTATTCCTCTTATTTTGGAGGTTGCATCATGCTCGAAAACAAATTCAAGACAGGATTGATACGTTGACTCGGAAGGGCTGACCAACGTGGGGCTTGTATACGAGGCGTACCACGAACTGAAGGGCAACGGCACCGGCACGAACCTATACGAGCGGATGAAGGCACTGCCGCTGCGGGAAGATCACACAGCCTGAACAGGAGGACTTCAAAATGGAGAAATACTCGAACGCGAGTGCTGCGACCTGGGCGAGAACCATCTGCCTGATCGTGGCACTGCTGAACAGTCTGCTGGCTTCGTTCAACAAGAGCCCGCTGCCCATCGACAACGAGCAGCTCCAGCAACTGGTCAGCACCCTTATCACCGTTGTGGTGGCTATTATCAGCTGGTGGAAGAACAACTCCTTCACCAAGGAGGCCATCGAGGCAGACGAACTGTTTGCACGGCTGAGGGCGGAAAACAACGCCAGGAAGTAA